GTGCTTGATAGGTAGCAAACTCAGTCATCATCAGACCGAGCCAAGCCAACGCATCAACTTGGTCGTCATGAACACCGTTTGGGAACCGCAGTAGTTCTGCTACCAGCGGTCCAGTCCAGATTTGGTTTTTTGGAAGGAACACCATGCCCTGCTGCATTCGGCCCTGAATGGCCCTAGCCCGAGCTTCTTTGTCCCTACGCCCCGTCTTGAGGTCTTTGAAATAGGCTTCGTACAGCCCACGTTCCCGCACACGCTTTTCGAGGAAAGGTCCAAGTGCCATCTCGATGTGGCCTTTCTCGATACCGATAATGGAAGGTTTCCAGACTTCGTACAGATCTAAGATCTGCTCTACAATCTCGAAACCGTCGAACCTACCCCGTACAACATCGACAATGAACAGCCGGTCATAAGAATCAACACCAATAACCATTCCGACTGAGTAGTCGTTGCGATCCTTCTTGCCAATCGCCAAGTCCCACGCAGCGTAGAAACGCATTTCATCAAGATCGACTTCATCTTCATCAAAATACTGAATCATGTCCCGCGTGAAATAATCTCCGTCATCAGCTACGGGATTCTGCTGGTAGAGAGCTGACCAGTCCCTAGGGCCTACGGCCTTTCGTATACGGTCTAGGGCCTCGGCGTCATAACGTTCAGGGTGTAGGGCTTCGCCCATCTCCCGATAATCTTCTACTTCCTCTGCTATAGCTGGATATCGAACAACCTCCCACTCATCACCTCCTTCAGCGGTTGCTTTAAGGAGTCGTCCTGCCAGATCGTCATCGTGCCAGCGAGTAAGAATGACAAGTACGCCGCCGCCAGGAGCAAGTCGCGTATAGGCGGTTGACGTATACCAGTCCCAATTTGCGTCACGATTGTTTTGAGACTCGGCATCTTCACGGTTCTTTACAGGATCATCGATGACAAGGATGTGAGCGCCCTTACCAGTAATACCGCCGCCAACACCAGCAGCAACGTAGCCACCGCCTGATGTGGTAAGCCAAGATTCGGCGCTTTGGCTTTCAGGATCGAGACGAGTTTTGAATGCAGTCTTGTAAGTTGGCTCACGCAAGAGTCCACGAACTTTTCGACTGAAGCCCATAGCGAGCGAACCGCTATAGCTACAGGAGATGAACTCGTGACCGGGATTACGGCCAAGGTGCCACGCTGGGAACGCAATAGACGCGAGAGTAGACTTCCCATGTCGCGGAGGTAAGAAGAGCATAAGCCGAGGAGATTTCTTCTCCACAACCATGCGCGAAAACCTTTCCAAGCGTTGGCACACATCCTTATGAACCCAACCCGCTTGGTAGTCTGGATTAAATCTTTCAACAAAGGGCAGCAACCTCTTTCTAGTAAGAAACCGCATAGCCAGTTCTGCTCTGGCTTTTTCCTCTACCGATGCCTCTTGCTCTTCTTCGACAACCGTTTCTGTTTGAGCGGGGACGACTAATCGCTCCGCGTCATCTGCCTTGCAGTAGACGCACAGTCTGTCGTTGCCGCTAAACAGAGTCTCAGAGTGCAGGTTCTTACATCTGCGACACTGGATCTGGTTTATCTGTACCTCACTCATCTACAGCCACTGGCTCTAGGTATTTATCGTCCTTCCCAGCAATCGACAGCAGCTCCTCATCAGACATGCGTTCTAACTGCTTAGATGACGCATTAATGTTGATGTTGAGCTGCGCTTGCTGCTCCGGGGCGGCTAGTCCATGCAGCTTCACCAGACTGTCCACCGTATTTTTCATCTCAGTCGCTGTCGCAGACGCTTGATAGGCGTCCATGTACATCGCATGAGCATTTGCATGAGTGAATTTCACTTCCTCACGCATTTGACTACGAAAGTATTCAACTGCCTGCTGTACTTGGGGCAGTCGAGCCGCTTTATAGGCAGTGTCTGGGGATGAGTACCCCGCACCACGTCCAGCAGCGGCAATCGTCATGCCTGAACAGATCAACATGACTAACTTTTCTTGCTGCGCGGTTAGATGGTTGTTTTCGAGCCCCATGTATGGGACATGCGCTCTGAACTCAACGGCATCCGTCGCGTACTTATCAATGGAGGTAAGCTCGCTGTTGTTCGACGACATCCTCTTTCACGCTCTTATCCAAATAGACGAAGATCGGTGTTCGATCCCCCTCACCTTGTGCATCAAGGAACTTGAGGTACAGGGAGATATCGACGTTCGGGTCTATGCTTTTGAAAATCTCAGCCGCCTTGTACCCGTCGTACACCAGAACTTCCGTTTCACCATCTTGCTTCAGTGCGGTGCCGATGATTGCGTCCTCGAAACCATCGATGGAGATCATTTCT